AAGGCTTTAGTGGGTAATTTCAGCATCGTAGCCCGTTCAAACCGTGTTGTATTTTGATAGTTCATTTCTCGCATTCCTTTACTGGTCTTATGCAAACCGTTAGCATCCACTCCGCAGCCGCTAACCTTCGGGGTTTTTGATTGCGGCTAATTCTTTTAAATCGTCAAGTTTTACAATAATGGTATTTGCATATTCCTGCTTACCCCACATGATTGATATTGGATATGGGTCAACAAAACAGGTTGCAATAGAATTGTAAACCTTCTTAATTTTTACATCTTGTCCTGACGGCATATGTATATGAGTTGCATCTATCATAACTCGGTATTTTCTGCACATTCCTTACAAAGGATAATAGCTGACCCACGACTTATTTCAGCCTCGCAATACATACACCTTATTTCCTCGTCAAAAAGATTAAAATATAACCTTTTCTGTTCAGCCAACGCCTCCTTCAGTTCATCCCGCTGCCGAAGTAGCTCAGAGGCATACTTCCTTGCTGTTTCTAAGGCAGTATCGTTAGTAACTATCCCATACGGGGATTCTTCTAATGCTTCTCTTAAACAATCTTCAAGTTCTTTCATTGCTTTATGTTTTTAAGCCATTCAACTCTTTCCTCATCGGGTGTCTTATTCATAAAATTTACAACACAATCCATATCAACCTTCGCATTATCCATCATAAATTGTATCATAAACTCAGTTGATTTGTCCTCATCATCACAGTATTGCCATGCAGCAAGCAATTTATTTCTTGTCAGTTCTTTCATTGCTCGTTAGTTTTAATCCAAAAGTTCAATTTCATTTATTCCCCACCATTTACAATCATCCCATTTATATTCTCCAATTACATCACTGGGATCATACAATTCAAGTTCCTCATTCTTTATCTCATTTTTATGGAACTCGATAGCCATTTCAGCCCCTTTTCGTGTTTTATGAATACTCAAAGTGTAAGATGCTGATTCGTGAATCATTGGATTATAAAGTGCCTGATAGAGTATCATTGCTCGTTCTCCTTCCAATAGTTAAAGAGTTCATCAGTGCCCTTAAAATATTGCTGTGTCATCGGCGATTCAAAATACATCCATTCGTTAGTGTCGGGATAGTATTGACAATTTTCGCCCGTCCACAATAGAAACTCCTTCGGGTAGTAATGTTCGCTGATGAGGGCGGTGAGGTCGGAAAGAAGTGATTCGATCTTTTCCTCATCAGGACAGACAGACATGTTCCCACCGCTCCAAATAACCTTTGGTTCTGCGTGTTCATAGGCTATCTCCCGTAGCTTTTGTTCTTCGTTAGTCATGGCTCAAATTTTTAGTCCACATTAACATCTCATTTATGCAATCGTGATAACCGTACTGCATCAGCCTGTCTGCTTCGCTTAGTTTGTCCATCGCTTCCTTTGTTGATCTCATGCTGAAAAGTTTCTGCCGCATATCCTCCACCATCTTCTCTGCAAGTCGCTGGGCGTGGAGGGTGGCAACATCACGAATGCCTTGTAATAACCCGCCGTTAATCATGTTATGCTTTACGCAAAACTCAAAATTTGCGACATCTATCGGAACGTGTTTTTTGATTAGCTTATCAATCTCCTCCGCACCCTCGGCGGGAGGGAGGGGGTCATAATAGGCTCGTATTGCCTCCGGAATATCGCTCCTATGCCAACACGCTTTAGTGGCAAGTTCTTCGTAATGAGCCAATGCCTCACGCATCTTATCTTCTCGTGAGGCTTCATTTGGTAATTCTTCTCTTTTCATCGTTATTTTGGTTTCACTGTAATTCGCCATTAACAACAACGCCTTCTACCCTTAATTGATCTGGGAGAAACATTTCTATTCCTCCAGTTTGAATATTCTGACAAATGCCAACAGTATAATGCACAGGAACAAGCTTACCATAGCTATCAGGAAGTAAATCATATTTAAGACCCCAATGAAGTAGCCAGTAACTGCCCTTCCGTTCTTCTCCGTCTTCCTCATACGTCGCCTCTACGAGCGTTTTTATCCTGCTCATCTGCTAAATACCTCCATATATGTCCTCTCTTGGTAACTCTTTCTGATCTTATTGCGGCCGCGATCGTACTCCTACCATATCCGGTGTCTTCTGCCGCTATCCTTGTGTTCGGGAATATCTTTATAATATTCCCAAGACTGTCACAAAATTCAACTGGCCTGCCAACAATGTCTTTTGTAAAGTCGCGCATCCCCTGCTCATATCCGGCCTGGTACATCCAGTCAAGATATATCTTCATCCTGTCCTCGTCTTCCTTTGACAGGATCCCCTCTGTGTACATCGAAGAAATCATCTTTTTTATGGCAGTCTCCTTCATCATTACCAGCAACAGGGCTTTATTTTGTCAAATTCGCTTTCAATTTTCGCTTCTGAGGGACTTTCTTTGATCCGTATGGTAAATGTCTTGTTCTTGGCTCCCTTGCGTTCTGACCACGTTATAGACCCTAATTTGCCGAAATCTATCATTTCTGCCCCATCCCGGTTCATGTCCCTCAACAAAAGATTCCGGATGCCGGTTCTCTCCGTGTCTATTCTGGAACTTATCTTTCTCAGCATGACATCCTTTTTACAGAGTTCATACTGATCAATATTCCCGTCAACCTTCTCTACCTCCCGGAAGAACCTCTCGTTTATGAAATCCTGGTATGCCTCCGAATTATCCGGATCCGGCTCATGCCGGTCAATAACTGCCTGGTGTTTCTCAACCTCTGCAATGTTTCCGCTTGATGCCGCAATCTTCCTCTTGGCAAATGCTTCCTTGGCCGGCAGAACCCTGTTTTCCCAGAAGGCTTTTGAGATCTGAATGATCCTTTCACATAGTTCATCGTCCCGTTGGATCTTTTCAACCCTGAAATTGTTCCCATCCTGAAGGATGGCAATCTCCGCGTAATCACTCTCAATGATGATCATGTACTGATGAACCTGGGCAAGATAGGATATCGGGATCCCATCGGTCCACATCTGAGATGACCAGTAGGAGAGTGTCTTGACCTCAAGGACCCCCTCTGTTGTCAGCGGTGCGCCTGTGATAAAGTTCACTCCCCCTTTAATGTTGATCACTCGGTCCAGGCTTGCAAATAGCCAGGGATATCTCGGATTCACGATGTATCCGTTGATATTGCGGCAATCCCTGACTATCCTTCCGTTTTTGTGGTTCTCGATATAGCCGCTATCGGTCCCATCATAGTAACGCCAAACTTCTGCAATCTCGTCCTCAAGCTTACGGCCCCAGAACATCTTCTCGTTATCGTCCCTGCGGAGATCGTAATCCCCTACCTTCTCATGGAATAACCGAACAACGGTATCGTATTTGTTGAGGCCCAGGATTGTGCCGATCTCCGAACCTCCGATACCATTTTTGCGAAACTCATACCACTCATCGGTATGCGGTTCAATGCGTGTGATTATTAAATCTGATTTCATTCTCTATTTGAGATTAAGGTTGACCCATAAATCATCGTACTCCTCTAACCATTCTTTCGGGAGCCGGTCCCCTTCCTGAAGTGTTTTTATCAGTGCGTGTTTTACAGCAAGGAGTCGCTCGCCCTGGCATTCGGCCCAGAAGGCTTCTTTCGACTGAAGCTTTACGGGTTCCAGTCGCTCAATTATTTTGTCAACGCCTCTTCTGACAGCCTCCTGTTTCTTCAACTCTTCCTCGGAGGGACCGATTGCTTCTCCCGGAGGGACACTAGCCTGCGGTTCTGGCTCTTCCTTCGCTACCGGCTCGATCTGTTCAACATTGTTCGACTTGTAAGCAATGCTATCCCTTGTGAAGGTAGCATACACATAGTCAGCAAGGCTCATACCGGTTTCGACCCAAAGATACATACGCTCCCAGATACATTCAGGAATTGCTTTCCAGTTGTTCCCTGTCTTGATCATGGAGACATACCCTTGGTTTACGCCAAAATTTGTTGCGGCCTTGCCCTGTGACATTTTTGTTTCTTCCAAGGCTTCCTGGAGCCTCTTCTGGATTACAAGCTTTCTTTCGTTGTTCATAGCGATTTATTTTATTGGAGGTTTAAAATTAAGTTTCAGCGGTTCCGTTATGGCATAGATCTGCTCAAAGATCCCAATCAGCATTTCCACCTGTTCTTCCATCAGTTCTTTTTCCTGTTTCCCTTTGTAGGATATCTTCTCGTACCATGTCCAGTATATCTTCGAGATCACATCTACAAGTTCCTCATGCTGTCTTGCCAGCCTCTTTCCCTGCTGGAAGAAGTCCCGGAGAAAGTTATACCGTTCCTCCATTGCCTTGTAGCGTGCTTCAGCCGCCTTCTTTTGATCTGCGTCCTTCCATTTGTAGTTGAGATCACTCAAGATCACAAACGCCTCATTGAGTTTCTGTGAGAGTACCTTAATCTCTCTTTCTTCAAATGCGTCAAGCGCTTTTGAAAACTCATAATTATTTGCCAGTTGCTCCATATTATTCGATGTAAAGTATTTTGTCCTCAAATACCAGGTGATGCTCAATGTCATCGATTATAAGTATGCTTGCGGCCTTCCTTACATAATGAACCCGGTCGTTTCGTCTTACCTCCGTACAGGCATGGCCGGCATCAATAACCAGGCCTTTGTTTGGCTTTTCCTTTGCTGTTTTAGGCACGATAAGGCCTCCCCTGGTTGTCTCCGGCAATTCGTCCGGCTTAATCAATACTGCTTTTCCAAGAATCTCCATATTAGTTTGTATCTATTGTTAATAATTCAGTCTCAAGTTCCCATCCAACAACAAGATAATAGCCTGCCCAGTCCTGGTTGCACATAGCACAGAGATAGTGTTTGCTCTCCGGCTCTCCATAGACGCGATAAACTGCATACCCGTTCTGTATCGTCCCATCGAGAACCAACACTTCTCCACATCTGTCGCATGATATTCCTCTATGTATGATCATCATTTCTAGAATGGTAAATCTTCTTTATCCTCGTCTTGAATGACAAAATCATCGTCATTCTGCTTCCCCTCATATCTGTTGATATTATTCGGGGCATACTTCGGCGCTTCTTCAGCGTTATCTTTCTTCGGCTCAAATAAAGAAAAGGAGCCTCCCTTAGCAAAATCCATTGAAAGTTTTACGGATCCCTCCTCTCCTATCTCTTCAAAGCGGATCTTCTCAGTTCTAACAATGGTAGGTGCAGACTTGTCGGTATAATACTTGTCCTCCTCGTCCATATCATCCGTGATCTCATGCTTTGGCCTTCTCTTTAGCTTATTTCTATGAACCAATATGCCAATATCTGCTTTCTCCTTCCATGCAGAAGACCCCTTTATGTCATATAGCGATGGCATCTTGTAGTTCATGTCGCTCTGCAGATCCACTTTTCTTGGATGTACGATGATAATACCATGCACGTTATATGTGTCATTGAAGTTGATGAGATAATCAAGCTGCTGCGAAATAAATGATGTTTCAGGCATCCATTTTGGTTGCTCATGCTCTATCTTATTCCAGGCATCAATGACATAGCCGAAAATATCCTCCGTCTTCTTTAAATGTATGAGGTATTCAAGAATTGAGTTCAATGTATTGATCTGGTTCATCTGGATCTTGCCATTGAATGTCTCAAAATTATTCCGGTCCGGAGATACGACAAAGAAGTGCTTTGAGATATAATGGTACACCTTCTGTTTCTTCTCCTCACTCATCGAATTGGCAAATCCCTCCTGAAGCCTCTGCCCTGCCAGTACCTCTGCCAATTTCGCATACTCTCTCGAAACAGGCCTGTTTTCCGGGGTGAACATAGCCCATTTGAGATTCTCCTTTTCATTGTGCCGAACAAACTGCGCCAAGTACCACCGGATGAATACTGACTTTCCGGCACCAGGAACGCCAGTGACGAAGGTGATATGCTTTGGCTTAAGCGTAAATAGCCTGTCAACATAAGATATTCCGGTACCGTATCCCGGAAGGAACCCGTTCTTTGAATACTGGTTCAGTTCGTCAATGACATCATAAAGCTTAATGACCCCTGCTACTGCGAATGTTGATAAGTTGTTAAAGCACTCATCGACTCCCTTCTTACCCAGTGCCGGCAGATTCTTCTTCTTATCACCATTGTACACCTCATTGATGTCTTTATAGCCTACCGGATAATTAATATAGCGACACCGGACCTTGCCGAAGAAATGCACAAGATGTTCGCGTAAAAACTTCCCAGGCTCATCATTGTCCGTAGAAAAGACAATGAGATCCACGTTGTCCGGATGAAAGAAACTTTGAACGTAAGGATCCTCAACATAGTTGAACTCATCGGTAAAGTTCTTGGCCTTTGGAGATGGTGCGCCCTGCGGTACGCTGATGGCATTGTTGTATCCGCACTGCTTCCATGTTAATGTATCAATCTCTCCCTCGGTAATGATGACAATACGCTTCTTCTGCATCTCGTCATTCTCCTCAAACCGGATTGACTGCATACCCCAGAAGATAGCCTTACTGCCATACTCCTTATTCATCTGCCACCACTTCAATCCGCCTTCCTCTGCGTTATACCGTACGTTGAGGTACTTGACATTAACCATCGTCATGTTGATGAAGGCAGGAAATCCCACAACAGGCTTACCCCTGTTGGAATATTCAAAAACCTTCTCTCTGATGGCAATGGCCGGATCTATCCCCCGGCTCTTGAAGTATTCCCGGACCTCAGTTGAGAATGTTGCCGCTTGTTGTTTCGGCATCTTGCTATTCTCAAGCACAAGTTTATACTTGTCCTGAATATCAAGATTGCCGCTAAAGTTGCAGTGATGACATTTATACCACCGGTTCCCCGGCTCATCGTTTACGGTAAGGCAAGGAGCATTTTTGTGCTTCTTGCGGCTATCGTTACACTTTGGACAAGTAGTGTAGTATCGGGTGGCTCCCGACTTTGTGTGTATTCCCAGTTCCTCGAACGTCATGATTTAAGATATCTCTCACTCTTTTCGTTTCGTAAAATGAACTTGGGACCGGTGCCTTCCGCATCCTGAAATGGATAGACTGGATCAAGATCAAAATAGATCTGACCATTTACTACTGATGGCCTGGTCTTATTGGTTACTGTGGAAACAGGAAGTCCGGTCAGACTGACGAACTGATTCACGGTAAAAACATTGTACCGCATCATGCTCTTTACAGCCTGTACCGGAAGTCCTCTTTTGATCGCCAGCTTCTCAACTAGTGCAGGTTCCGTCTTTACGAACTTGCACTCTACGCTCTGGGCGACAATGACGTTACTTGCATTTTCTGTCTCTGCCATATTTGTTGAATTATTTTCCCGACAAATATAGCAATTAAATTTAATGGTAAAATATTTTCAATTAAAATTAAATGCAACTCCCGTCAAGATAAAGAATTTTTTGCTTGATAGGTTATATCCACCACCGAAGGAAACATATTGCCATAACTGGATTGTGCCTGCCAGGGAGATCTCTGCCGGCGACACCTCTCCAATGTCTGTACCAAACAGCACTATTGCGCTGAAGGCATAGTCCATGTATGGCTCTCCATTCTGTTCGGTAAAGTGACCTATCGTAAGGCCGGTTCCTAAAGAAGACAGGGGAGCAACCAAAACCTGATCGGAAAACGTGAATTGCATAGCTGATACCTGAACTACTGGCCGGAATAGCCACTGGACGTTGACTCCCCTGTCATTTGTCGGGACAACCTCCGGTACTCTGCCGAAGAAGTTTTCCCATTTTCCCTGTGCGCTTGAGGATATCGCAATGATCCCTAGTAATGCTACAATTAGTAATGTCTTTTTCATTTTGATAGTTTTTTATATTCCTGTGCTTCATTATACATCTTTGCGAAATCAACACCAGGTTGATCCCATTGATTCCGGATCTTCGTTGCAATGTCCCGAACATCCATCCCTACCTTTAGCATAGCCTCTCTGTCCTTCTGAACATCCTCGCTGTAATAGACCTTTATCGCATTGTTCAAAAACTCAACCAATGGATGCTGATAGAGACGATACTTCTTGGCTGTCTGCAGAACCCATTGGACATCTTTTGCTCCATAAACAGGTGATGGTCTCACGATCCCAAGATCTGCCCAATCAAACTGCATCTCCTTCTGGACAACTTTATCGGAGAACAAAATCTCTGCGCTTTTCAGAACATATTTTCCATAATACGGGAACTGAGCCATGATGAAGTCATCAACCATGCGCGCATCCCATTTTGGCTCTCCTCCAATTCCGGAAAGCTTTTGCAGACCCCTTCCGACAACTGTAGCTCTCTCTGTATTTCGTATTGCCACAGAGATATCCATTTCGCTTGGAGGAATAATCCATTTGTCCCGGAAATAATCTCTCTTTGTGGCCGCATGAATTACTCCGGCAAATCCCCCAGTAAGGCCTGCAAAGTCAAACGGGAAGAATGCTTTGTACCCCAGACGATACCAGTCTTCGGTAAATGCCTTATCGTCATCCAGGATTAAGGAATCGAGTATTCTCTGTACCGATGAAGCCATGTATCCAAGTTCAAACGGCTTTGGTATTGATAACCAACGTCCATTACCAAGAGGAATATTGTAATACATGTCTCTCTGGTATGCCGGCAACTGCTTATACTCCGCAATGGTATCATCATCCATTTGTGCAATAAGGATACTATTGGCAAGTGACGGAGCCAATGCAACCATCGCCCACCATGCCAAGAATTGACCCGGATTATCTCTTGCAGATCTTACCATCTTGTCAAGACCCCGTATGGCCGCATTGGAGAACACTACAAATTGATTTAGGCTCTTCATGTACGTTCCTGCCACATGAAAGTCAAGAAGGTCTCTTGCCTCAAATGCGGCCCTTATAGTGGCATCATAGGGAGTGAGTCCCATCTTGATCCCCTTATCGTACTCTGCCCTGAAAAGACTGATCCTATTGATCTTTTCTGATTTTGAGAAGAACCTATCAATATTATCCCAGTTGGTATTTATGAATGTCTTAAAGTCCATGAAATACTTGTGCGGATCATTGGCATGCTGAAACATCCACTCCCTCTGAAGACGGTAATAGTCCACCTGGTTCTTAATGTAGAATCCAAATTGTCCACCTCCGGCCAGATCAAGTAAGTGCTTTGGCCTCTCGTTATAGTGTTCTATTACTTTTCGAGGATTGGGAAGTGTCTTTGCGCCGGCAACGATCAACCTTGTAAAGAAGTCCCTTATGGGGTTTCTGATAAAGAACGGAATGGAGTGAGTTACCATTGACCGAAGCATGCTAGGGAAGAATGTTGCCCATTTCGGAAATAACGGACTCTCATTTAATCCCTTGAGACTTGCATAAACATGCGGATCCTGAATCGTAATCCATAATGGCTTCCCACGAAGATAAAACTTCAGCGATGTTCCACTTTGTCCGGGTTGTCTCGTTATGTAGCCAATATTCGCAATCTCAACACGGTCCTCATCATAAAATTCCCGATCACCAGTAAAGGCAAGTGCCCAGTGTCGCAGAACATTATTCTTATCGGTATTAACAATGAGTGAGTGCGCTGTTTCAAGCTGGATTAGGTAAGGATCAACAACTGGGTGCGGACTACCCTTAATAGTATATATGTGTAATCTGCCCTCATATCCCCGGCTATCCTTTCCAATATGGTAAAAGTCATTAAATCCTTTGACCTCCCAACTCTCTGTTCCGGGACCATGCTCTCTGAAATACCGGTGAAAGGCGATGTAGTTCAGATCCTCAATGTTTATCAATTCGTAAAGATCATCCGTCATCAGGCCTCCCTCCCATGCGTATCTGTTGTAACTCATTACATTCAACATATAGCGCCGGTTGTATTCTTCTATTTGCTTGGCACGTTCCGGATTGTTGATCTTTAGCTGATCCCATTCCTTTTTAACCTTATCCGCGATCATCTTATCTGTCTCTCCTTCCTGCGCGATACCAAGAATAAGGTCATTGTCATGGTTATAACGGTCAGCAGGATAGAATACGTCTTTAGGATCAAGTTCCCCTTTCATTATCTTGGTAAGTATCCGGTCAATCTTATTGTGGTACTTATCAGCAATATGAGGATACTTCTTCAGTATTTCGAGGGGAGGCAGCATGTCGTTGTCTTGTGCCAAATCAATCTTTACCTGTCGGCCTCCGATCTTCCATATAACCTCAAGCACTCTGTCTGCGGCATTAAAAGCGAAGGCCTCTTGCATGAATTTCTTCATTTCATCAAGACTGCCACTCGGAATAGCCTCATACTGCCAGGGAATACTTACGGCTTCACCGGTTACAGGATCTATGACACGGTTCAGCTTATTGTCGGTAACTCCAAACATCATCATGTCGCCAACCTTATCCATACTCCCAAGCAATAGATGAGATAGCGTGATAAAGTTTTCGCTCGGAGGAACTTTTGTGGGATCCTGCACATTCTTTCCCCTACTAGCCATTGCCCATCTCCAGGCCTTCTCCGCAATACGCCCCTCATTCAGCCACTTCAAAGCGAAGAGATCGAATTTTGTAACTATCCAGTCTCCCATTTTGCTCGTAGGCTTAAATAGGCTGGTCCATCCCCACTTAACCTTTCCCTCTTTTGGAAGACCCCATTTAACATGCTTTCGCATCCGATCCACTCCGCTTGCGCCCAGGTATTCCCTGACATCCTTGCTTAATGTTTCAATCGCATCCCAGACCTTCGGACTCATGCGTTTTACACGGCCTTCAAACCATCGGGTAAATTCCGGAAATCTCCTTGCGGTTTCAACGGGATTGACAATGTATGCCCGGAAGAACTCGGCAACACCTTCCCTCATCTGATACATCAGCGGATTCGGATCCCCTTTTGGTGGTTTACTCCCGAATTGCCACAACTTTGCAAGTTCCGGCCTGAAGGTATCATACAATGGCTCTGCCTCTGGTCCGACCAATCCAAACATATCATCAAGTGCATGACCTAGTTCATGCGTGGAGACATCAAGTCTGCCCTTGAACAACTTATCAACAACAAGTTTCCCTAATGCCGGGGTATAAGATCCGGCTCCGCGCCTAACTGATTTATCCCAATATATTTTCTGATCGACAACATCTGAAAAGTCTTTCAGTATCTGCCATATTGGTTTTGGCTCCATTCCAACAATAGGCTCCGGATTGACTCTATCCCTGGGATCAACCTTGCTTTTCCGGGCCTTTGCTTCAGCCTCCGGCCTCGTTTCGCCATGACCATTTACCTTCTTGGTTGCTCTTTCAAACTCACGAATCATATCAATGCCGCTTCCTTGACTTGAGGATCCTTTAACCACATTGTCAGCCCTAACTTCAAAAGTCTCCCCATATTGCTTCTCAATGTAGTTCAGTAACCCCTCAAGTCGTGGTTCTGATACAATCCCAACCATCTTATCCCCATGCACATTGAATATCCGGTCATAGACAAAATCTTGCAATCCTTTATCTCCCCAGTATTTCTCGCCGCGACTCCTTGAGGCAGGCACTCTTAACTGATAGGTTACGCTGCCATCATATGTTGGCCTGTCCTTCAGGATCTGGATATTACCACTTGAACTCTCAATGTAGTCCATGATGGCAAGGCCTTTAACTATGTTCAGTGCCTTTGATGCTGGAATAACAATCTTCTTTCTCTCGTCTTTTATGAAATTTTCCGGAAGCAATAATCCCTGACGCACCGTTCCGTCTTGCATGGTGAACTCAATCAACCGGCCTTTGTTAAATTTGGCCATTCCCTGCAAGATGTTGCCAGTAACGATGTATCTCTTCTCACGCTCTCTTGATGGTCTTATTTTATCCCATGTCTCCCGGATCTCTGCCTGTTCGCTTTGACGAATACCATAGGAGTTGGCCAGGATCTGACTTATGTAAGGATCCTTGCTTGCCGGTACCCGGAATTGTCTTCGGCTATCTGCAGTAGCAAAACGCAGTATAACATTGCTCGGAGCATAAGGATTAGATTTTGCCTCATTTATATCAAAACCAAGGAAGATTCCCTTATTCATTCGTATCAGAGATAGGTCGCCAGAAGCATCGAATGGTACTTCAAGCACTCTGCCAGGATAAAAGAACCGCATCAGTCGAACGTATCGATCCTTGTTTACCTCAGCAAAACTGAGATTTGCAGCAATCATATCCTCATGCCTTGTTCTCAGATCTTCAAGTTCATTCTTTAAGGTGTACTCAATATCTTCCGCACGACCAGTTTTTGATTCGGCCTCTTTTCTTTTAGCTGCAACAACAGCATCATAGGTCTGCTGAAGATTGGCAATCCTCTTAGAATATACTTCATCAATACCAGCCTTCATCTTGGCAATAAGATCAGCCGTATAAGCCTCAACGTCTTTATCTCCAAGCACGGCACTAACCGCTTCGTCAATCTGTTTCTTTGACAAGGGTTTCCGCATCATGTCCACCTCTACGGTTTCCAGTACAGTATCATCCCCAAATACAGAGATTCCTCCCTTGCCCATGACGGCAACCTCTTTCTCCAGTGTAACTGCGTTCAGGGGGACATTCTTGACCTCAAGATCATTCTGATCCGTAGCATTAAGATAATCTATCTCGGCCTCATATCTCTGAATGATCTCATTATAAAACGCCTCCTGTTCGTCTATCGGAAGTATTGCCAGTTTCCCTGTGACCTTATGGGCAAGTCCGGCAGTTTCCGGGGCATCTTTGGATAGATCCACCGGATTCCCCATCTTGTCATTGATATCCGGATTCTCCTGTAAGTATTCAAGGACAATCTGATCTCCGTACTTATTTAGGAAGTCAGTTGTGTCAGTAATAGATTTACTTGACTGCTGATTTGAGGTTGTGTTGGCATAGAGTGATTTCAGCTTTTTGGCATTCATCATTGCTATGCGCTTCTCTGCCGGCAGAACGGATATGATATGGATATACTCCGGCTTGTTTACCTGGTCAGATCTGTTTATCCTACCATCCTTCTGCACTACCACGTTGACATCAAGATCCGGCTGAAGGTTTATGCCTACCCTCTGCATGGTATCTTTATATGTCGGCTTACTGTGCGCGGATAGACCGGTTGACCCGGATACGTTTGCAATTATCGCCCATCCCGGTTCATTGTTAAAGCTTGTGAGTAGTTTGTTCTTATTCGGTCTGCGATTTGGGACGTACTTTCCTTTGATGTAATCATCAGAAAGTTCAAATCTCGTCTGCCTGCCGGTTATCTCTGCAACCTTAAACCCTGCGTCCTGGATTCCTTTGATGAGAACATCTATCGGAGAGATACTTATCCCGGTTGATACGGTACGGATCTTGTCCATCAGCGCCTTATATGCTGCGGATCCCATATCACTGAGTTCACTCAGGTCAAGAACATGGTGTTCTGGTACTCCTGATGGAGTCTTAACAGTGTACCTCATCACCCCGTTAAGACCCCTTCTCAAAACCTCACGGAAATCAGCCTCAATCACCTCATCATATTCAAGGTTAAGATCCTGGATCATGGCCTCCATCGTGCTGCTTAATGTAATAAAAGGCTTCCTTCCTTTCCTTAACTCATCCACTATTAAAGGAATCACATGTTTCACTTTAATAGAGAGCAATAATTGGTTGACCACATTGAATACTTTGCTGAAATAAGGATAGTTGTCAACCCCCAGGTCAACAGTACCTTTTTTGATCCCGGCCCTTTCTCCCTGTTTCTTGATGTCCTTATCCATTCCTTCGATGACGGGCTTAATATGCTGGCGTTGGAACTGAACAATCTCCCTCATAATCTCTGTTACGGCATCGTAATCCTTCCTTAACTGCTTGCCAAGTTCGGGATTATAGAACATACTTCCCGATTCATCGTTGCCAAGTACATACCAGTTACGCTCGATATTCTCCATATTAAGCTGCCTCCTGGTAAACTGGATACTCTGAGCAAGCTGAGAAGATATGATCTCCTGAAGTGCCGGACCTCCGTTACTGATTGCTTCAACAAGATCTTCATACGACATGTTTGCCTCTCTCAGGACTGTTTTCATGGCGTAGATTGGTAGGTTGTCCGGTCTTTTTGCAAATGTCGCAGACAGGTAAACTCCTCCCTTGGCTCGCTGGATAAAGTCCTTAAAGAACTCACCCGTATTACTGTTTCCTGAAGCATCGTGGCTCTCGTCCATGATAAACACGGCATTAGGAGCCAAGCTGAGAAGGAACTCTCTGCGCTTGAGTGAATTTCCCTTGTCTGTATTAAATTGGGAATAGGTTGCAATGACGAAATGTGTTCCCTTTGGAAGTTCACCTTTAGCTATTGCGGCCTCATATTTCTTGGGATCCCAGGTGAACATGACCTCTTCGCTGTTTGGCTTATAGATCTTTGTTACCTCTCCTCCATATTCCTTGTTTATAATGAATGGCACATAGTCAGCCTTACCTATATCAAACAAGTCGCGGTAGATATCCGTGAATAGATTGGCGGTCTTCGTAATGAATATCGGTGTAAATCCGTTCTCAATAGCATAAGCGACTGCTCCGGCAGCTATCCTTCCCTTGCCAACGCCCGTCTGGTCCCCGATAATGGTTGCATCACCATTCTCAATGTTGAATATGGACATAGCTACGCCATCAACCTGTGAGCCATAGAAGGCACTTGCGAGATGCTCAAGACTATTATACTTGAGTTTCTGCATAACGTATTCATCTATGTCGCCAACCTCTGCCTTGAGTTGCATTAACGCATCCTCAAGCTGTTGCGCCATCGCTCCCGGTACCATCTCGTTTCCGGAGGGGATCCGGCTTAACGGCACATAGGGGATTACCGCATCACTCTCCCGATCTATGAGTCCGAGGGATCTTCCAGTTCGCTCAATAGGCTCTCTAGATCTGTCTGGTGGAAGATCGCCTGGATTTGCTGGGGGCCGTATTTCTCCCCTATCGACTGGGGTTGGTCTTTTAAACGGGTTCTCAATGCCCCTAGGTGACTTATCATCTGTGGGCAACTCAGTATCTGGTCCACCTGGGCGCTCAACGTCCTCTCCGGGGGCAGATTTAGGTACATCTCCAATAGTCGGCTTCTTTGTCTCTCCGGGACGTTCGCCAGGAGTGCCAGGTACCTCTCCCGGAGGGGGCTGTACAGGTCCGATATCTTCTGTATTTTTTGGTTTGGATGAATCGGTACTGCGAACAGACGTACCGTCCCTTCCGATGGCATCCACCTTGGATTGTAGAATAGATTTTTCATGTGGATCTGATATTATTTTCGTTATTCGATTGAATACGTCTGTCCAGTTATTAAGAGGAACATCATTCTCCGTTCTCTGTGGTGCGAATCCTTCAAATGCCGGCTTCCTTCCATTGATGAGAATAAGTCGTGTTGGAAATGAGGTTCCCATCTTGCTATAAAGATCTCCGGCAATCTGGATGACATCTTCTACATAAAAATTGGAGTGAAGCCAGTTGAAGAATTTGAGATCTTCGCCCGTCATGTATCCGTCCTTGTCGAACTTGGTGTGATAACCAATGATGACTGCGGCCTTACCTTCATCTGCCATGTTCTCCAGAGCCAGAGCCACCATATAGTGCGTACCGGAGAGAGTGTAGGGATATTTCCCTGCACCCTTAAAGTCTCCCTCCACGTCAAGGCCGAACGGAGGATTTGTATTGACTGCATAGAAAATTGACGGATCCAGTTTTCCCTTGAGGCTTTCCCTGGCATCATAATTTGTGACGCGATATCCCTGCGATAACAGGCTCTGGAACCGGTTTGGATCTATCTCATTAATGCGAACATTCTTTGTGTTTGCAAATATCACCAACGCCCCATGTCCTCCGGTAGGATCCAATACAGACTGCACGACATCGGAGTTTGTATATGCGCCCATAAGAAATCCCAAGGGGACCGGAGTACTGAACTGCTTTAATTCCTTGACCTGGCTCGTTGCAAGCCTGTCCTGCAATGGGAAGGATTCATATAACGCAACAATTCGGTAGAAGCGATCAGAGAAGTCAATAGTGCTGTTCTGTGCGATTCTTTTTGCCAGCATGGTCAGAGCCATCTCTGCTTGATCCCGGATGGTAGTCAGGTCCGTAATGCCAAAGTCTTCCTTTGCCATCCGTTTCAGATCTCCAACATTGCCTATTGCAACACCATTGTTGAGGTAGTATGCTATCCTGTGTGTAAACAGATACTTTTTCAGGTCAATAAGCTTTTTCTCTCCGGCAACTATGGCCTCGTCCAGTTGTTTCAGTCTCTGCTGTATCTTCTCTGGCTTTGTGCGCTTGTCTCCCTTTGCTATTCTTCTGGCTTCTTGCCCAAGAAATAGAAGAAGATCTATCGGGGCAATACCTCCAAACTGGTTCTGCAGGAACCTATATGGAAGGATCCCGTCCTGTGGCATACCGATAAATGCCTTCCAACGATTTACCTCATTCAGTAAATCTAGGACCTTCTTTAATGTCTCTGCCGGCACATTGGCCATGATGTAAGGCTCCAACGGATCCCCGGATTCATCTACCCTGTCAATAATGCCAAACAGGTTCTTTGCGGTCAGTGGTGTAAACGGCTTTGGCTCAAACCATATCTCCCCATATTTAACCTGGAGTTCAAGTTTCCGTTCGCTCACGCATGCTTTCAGGTTTTCAATATCCTTCTCCAGTGTCAATCCTCTGGCCGGCTCTACCTTTGCTCTTCCCCGGATCCATTCGGCCATTTCCCTATCCCCAAGTTTCTCAAATTCCTGTGCGATCTTGTTATAGGCTTCCGTCCTTTCAGGATTATTGTACTCCGGCTTTGGGACTATCTCTACTATCTGACCACTTGCAATTCCTTTACGCAGGGTCTCAAGTTTTGCGTACTTGAACGGCTCCCTGTCAAATGCAACCACAAGCATCGGGAATTTCTGCTCCTCTGCAAAGAGTCCGTCATGGGCCTTTACATTCTTAAAGTATTCAGCCTCTCCCCATTCTTCAACGTGGTGTATTGTTATTCTCTTGCTATTCTTTATTATGCGGAACTCTTTGCCAATAACATCGGAGAAATCATCTGCAGTCTCTTCCGGTGCGTTCATTCTGGCAATAAGGTTATCTAATTCAGTCTGTCCGAACTTTCTCACAAATGGAAGTTGCGCGGACATCTTCTCCATGATCTCATCAGTGGAGTTCATGGATAATGCTCCAAATCCCTGCTTGATAAATGGAAGTAATCTCTGTAATACAGGTGCGTCCAGTTGAGGAATGATCTGCTCAAGCATATCCTCAAAGTTCGTTATCCCGGCTTCCGCAAACTTACCGATCATCTTTGTGGCCATCATGTTCATGCGGACCTTCATCTCGTCCTCACCGCCACCTTCCATGCCAAACCCTGCCGGATCCGGACCTCCTAATAAGTTTAGGAGATCCTTCATGTCCTTGAGATCCTTGGCTATGTCTACTTGCTTCTTGGCTGGCTTACCGGGTTTCGTAGGTTCTACTGGCTTTTCTTTAGGTGCTGGCTTTTCTTCCTGAACAATCCAATAACCGGTTTCAATATTCCGGAGGATGTCATCAGCACTCATCATAAATGGCTTCTCCACCAACTCCCCATCCATGTCATACATGGAGACATCAGCAGATCCCATCTCATGCCATTTAAGGCTGATCTTACTGTAATTACCATCCTTGTCAACCAGGTCTTTTCCCTTGATGTCAGCGATCTCAGTTAGTGGTCGCAAATCAAAATGACCACGCTCTTTAGCTGTAAGTTTTCTGTCATATATGAGCGTTTCAAATTTTTGACCAGGTTCTAGTTCTACTTTAACAAGACCTTCTTTTGGATAACCTCCTTCTGAGGCCGGCCGGAGAGTTAACTGATACCTGTATTCTTTTGGTTCGGGACTTGGTTTAGGCGCTGGTTCTTTAGGCTCTGCACCCTTGCCTTTAACCACATCAGGCGCATTGTCTTCTTCGCTAATTCCTCCGGCGGCACGTCGCGCTTCTTCTGCGGCCCATTCTGCTTCAAGCTTTCTTCTGATTTCATGTTCTTCTGCTATTGCTTGTTTGTATAACTGGACATCTGCTTTATCAATGATCCTTCTTTTGGCGGCTTCCTCAACATTCTCAATGGTGAGATCTCCATATTCTGCAATGAAATTAGTCCAGGCTTCGGCTTTCACTCCTTTGATGTATTCCATGTACTCCGCAACCGGATGATACATCTTTGTCCCAAAGGGATCGTCGAATACCAGTTCTCCGCGCTGATACATCTGCCGTAAGGCATCAACAAGCAACTGGGTATGCTTGGTACCCCTCCCGGCCAAAAGGATCTCTGCGGCAGTTTTAAGGCCAACCTCGCCCATTGCCGGAGCATCTATGCTATAGAAAAACTCCCATGCGTTTATGGCCTGTCCCAGAAACTCTTTGAATCCGGGATCATCTATTGTTTCAAGGGTATCATAGGCCTCTTTTAAGCTGATGCTCCGGGCCTTTTTCCCCTTCTCGTTAAGAACAACAACAGTCTTGCCGTCCATCTTAACGGTATAGCCGATCTCGCTTGCCAAGGAATTTATTCGCTGAAGGATATTCCTTTTGTCGGCCACCCTCCCGGAAGCATTATATTCCAACGCCAGAGAAACTAACTGGTTATTGACAAACCTTCTTCTCTCCTCCGGATCCACTCCCTTTGTAGCCTCTTCGGCCTTTTTAGGCCTTATGATCTTGTCACCATTCTCCAGTACCTTGATATTATAGAACTGGGCAAGCTTGTCATGGATGGCGCCGACGGCCCCCTTGTCATGGATCTCTGATGCTATTGAATATATGCCGCTTATGCCTTCCGGCATATTCTGAAGGGCATATTTATAGAGTTCGGTAGCATATCCCTTCTTTTCCTGTCCGGTTACAGTGACTATCTGAGGTGCAGACAACCACTTCTCGCCCATTTTTTCCTCAATATCGAAGGTAAGTTGAGATACCTTCGTCTTCCCGTCAGGCTCATATAGTGCGTAAGTAAACTTATTTACGCCCATCTTGTCAGTCTTGCTGGTAATCGTGGACTTAAATCCCTCTGGGAACTGAGGCTTTGCAGTAGGTATTATTTTTTTTGTAGTTTCTTTTTTCTGAATATTTATTCCCCTCTGTGTCAGTTGTTCCTTAATCTTTGCAACATCCGCATCGGTTCTCTTCTGAAACTCAGCTATTAGATCTTCATTGCTTCGTATAAAGATAGGATCCTCTTCATCAAACTTAATACGATAAGCACCATCGGGCATCCGAATAACGGTTACTCGATCAAATTTGACTCCAAAGAACTCATACATTCCCTTTATTTGTGTCGGAGTATAATCATCCTGGAATTTTCCGGAAGGCTCTCCCCCTGTCGCTATCTCTTCCTTGTGCATTAACTCGGAAAATTCCTCGGCCATCTCTCTGATACCCCTTGGTAGTTCATCCCAGTCAATGATCCTTCCCTCTGCGTCTGCCACATCAACAACGGTCCGGTCAGGGTCAGCATCAGGATTGACAGTAAAAGTATATCCTTCGGCCTTTGCCATTGCCTCAATCTCTCTCATGCGGTCCATTGGCTCTACCGGTTTGACATCTGGCTTTTCTCCGGTAAACTCCGCGATGCTCTGGTCGAAGATCTCTCCAATGCTCAGATCTTTGGTTTCCTTGGATGGGTTTGTAATCTTATCCCAGGCAATTCCAATGATCTCCTTTATTTCTTCATTGCTGAAATCTCCTTTGCCCTTGATGTGGCTCTCTATTACAGGCATGCTGTCGGTAAAGAACTGGTCGAACTCTTTCTCAAACTTTAATGCAAGTTCCTGCTTGGCGTATTCAAGTCTCTGGATCTCTTCCCTGGCCAGTTCCCTCTCCTTCCGGAACTCTCTTTTGGAATATCCCTCCAACTGCTTGTTCAGTTCGCCCAGCTTCTTGTCAATATTCTCGGTCTCCTTTGAAAGTAGTTCCTGTGCCTTGGCAAGGTTCTCTGAAAATTTGCCGGCCGGAGTCTCCATAAGTTTCTCCGGTTCTCCGTATGGATATTCTTTGCGAAGCTTCTCCGGCATCTCAATAGGCTCAATGCCGGCCTTCTGCATCTCGGCCTTATCGGCCTCCAGTCGCTTCAACCTCTTTTCGATCTTTGTAGGCTCCGGTGGCTTAACATAGAATGTTCCAGTTGCCCGGCCTAATCCTTTTGGAGGCGGTGGCCCGGCCATGAGCGCCTGGGCCTCCTTGCCATAGAATCCTTTGTCGGCAAGTACCTCGTTGAAGACTTGTAGTCTCTCGTAATGGTTCTCAAGTCGAAGACCAAGTTCAAGGCGGCTGCCTACCTTATAGTAGATGTCGGTCTTGACATCTTCTGTTAATGCCTTTGTCTTTTGGCCACTTTCAATATCGATAAGAGTAAACTCAATCGGCTTACCATCTTTCCCCTTGGCAATCTCGCTTACTTCATAATATTTGCCGTCCATTTGAACAACATCCGTAGGCTTTACATCCTTTGCGGAAGATGTCTTGATGGTCACATATCCGTCAAAATTAGGATCATTATTCAGGTTCTCCAGAACACGGATCGCATCCCTATTGGCATCAACGGCCATCCGGAGAGTACCAACCGGCAGTGATCTCGCATATCCCTCAACTTCTGCGAGCCTCTGCATTTTCAGATCTTTGCCTGTGATCGGCTCCTTAGTCATGTCAAGCCACCGGTATAGTTCCTTCGCAGTATCAGTATATCCCTTTGAGTCTGCGGTTCTCGCGGCCTCAAATACTCTGGCCCTCATTTTTGGATTAAAATACGCCGTCCAGGACGTACCTCCAGACTTACCCCATTTAGCCCCAAGGGGTGCTGTCATTGCCTTTTGGCTTCCGGTTGTCAATGCTCCCATGCCACCAAAGAAGATCCCATTGACGGTAAGTTCTACCAGCACCCTCTTTGTTACCTCATCAAGATTAGGATAGAGATTATCCATCTCCTGCTTGATGGTACTATCAGAGAGCAGGGCGTTAGCCATAGCGGTTGTTGCAAGACCGGCCTCCATCCCGGCTGTTGCACCGATGGCACTCTTATATACTGTGTCTATAAATGGCTGAAGGATATTTCCCCATTTTCCCTTCAGCTTAACCTCTGGGAGAAATAAGTGAGCAGTATTGATACCGGTCATAAACCCCGGAGTCATCCCCATCATCCCCGTAAATGCCGCTTCGTCAATAACAGATGAGATAATCGTACCCTTCAGCTTGCTTATAGCGGTTGGCTTGACCTCGCTGATGACCTTCCATCCGGTAGGCACCGGGTCTGCGAACCGGAGTGTCCTGGTCAGAGGCTTGCCGGCCTCCTTCAATACAGGGTTCTGGATGACCTTATGGCCATAGCGTAACTTGCTGATAAGAGGAATGGACTTTACGGCATTCGTTGCTCCGCCGACAAGCATAAGCATGGGGAGATCTGCCGCCAAGGATCCTGAGAATGACATTACTTGCTCAAGGAATCCGGGAGTGATATAGTCTAATTCCTCATCAGTAAGAAGACCCTCTCTCATTCCAAGTTCGCCCATTTTCATGAGAACCTGTTGCTCCGTTACTTTGTCCCCAAGGATATCCTGATGAGACACTCCCTTCAGGATAGCGTCACCCAATACTTCAAGCTGATATTTTGCATCTTTCTTGATATCCATCGGTCCCTCATTGGCGTAATACATACGGGATGCGGCCTCAAACATGGCTGTTTTCTCATACTTCATACGTCTGGCGTTCTCCATTGCCGGAGATATTGGTGCCGGCCGGAACCCTATAGTCCTTGCGGCCTGTTCTGGATCTGCATAAGGAGTTGAAGTCTCCTTGTATATCTTATTGAGTCTGTCATATTCTTTATCCCAAAACTTCTTTTCAATAAATGAATCCTGGACTATCTGCTGCAGTCTCTGCTTATCGGAGGGATTTCCGGTTATAGCTCCTGCTATATTCTTATCAGTATCAATAGCCTCATTGAAATCATTGATCTCTTTCTCAAGATCTGATTGCATTTTAATGAGATCTATCTGTGCTTTCTTCCACGCATCCACCTCCGGACTAGTAGCTATCAATGCTCCTTTAAGTGAATCCTGGGCAACCTTTCGGAGTTCTTCTACCTGTTGATATGCCTCAACTAGTTGATCTTGTTTCTGATCAATCTGCTCTTTCTTTTTTGACAGAGGATTGTCCGGGGATGAAGCGATTGCTCCGTTCCGGATCTCCTGCATATATTTCTGGATAAGCGCTAATTGATCCGCATCCTCTTCGGTTTCAGGTTGCAGCTTCCTCTGACCGGTAAGAGGATCAATGAATGTTCCTGGCTTGACATCCTTAACATAGGGAACGGCCTCCTGATCTACTGCCAAATTAAGTTTCTCCGGATCCCATGCAGCTTTTAATTTCTCAATATTGCTACGGGTGGCAGTATAATGAAGCATATCCAGTATCCGGCTACGCTCCTCCTTCGGAATCCCCTGCTCTTTCAGGTATTTCTCAACCTTCTTCTTTTCTCCGAATCCCTCCAGTAGGACATACTGTTCTGGATTGGTCTTAATATAGTTGTAATCGGGGTGTTCAAGAAGCTTCGGAACAACGCCGGCTATCTTCTCCTCTTCCGCACGAACGGCCTTGTATCCTTCATTTGCCTTGTTGAGATAGGTATCGCTGATGACAGGCTTAATTATGTCCTGTCTTGAATAGAATTGATTTGAGATTTGAGATTTGTCCACAAAGTCTGGATAATCGACTTCCGGAACTTCTGTGGGTTGTTCTTCGACCTCTTTTTTTTTTGCAAGACTTAACTTGCCAATGTTATCGTCAATAAACTTTTGCCTTAACTCCTTAATGGTATTGACATCAGTGAGGCCCATGTCATTGTAATACGACACGGAAAAGTTATCGAAGAATTTCCCAAGCGTTTCCCGTTGCGTGACGCTATCCTGGCGATATAGCCTTTCGTCTGCAAAGAACGTATCCCTATCCCTAAAGTAGAGATCTTTCCTTACCTTTTGCTGATCGGGAGTATAATCCTGCGTTGGTTGTTCAACCGGGATCTGCGGTGCCTGTTCCGGAACCTCTTCTTTCTTGCGTTTCTTCTCCATATCTATTGCTCAAGAGCCTTGTAAAGATCGGTAGTTGTTTTGGTTTTATCCTCAAACAGACTGTTTACTTTATTCTGAGTGCTGTTAAGCTGCGCCTCCATCTCCCGGAAATACTTGTCGTACGGAGTCCAGTCTTGTTTGTTTTCTTTGGCTGCTGCAAAGAGATCCTGCCTTACCTCATCATAAGGAACAATAGAGGTTTCAGTGTATGACTGAGTTCTTCCTGATGAGTCTGGCATGTAAATATTGTACTGGCTCATGCCATTCGGAGCCTCCTGTCCTTCCTTCACCTGCTTGTAGGCCAGTCCAAAATGAACGTATGGCTTATACTGATAGGTGTATGACGGAGGAAGGCCTTTCTCTTTGGCATCCACATTAGCCAGACGCATCTGCTCTAGCACATGCAATGGTATTCTTTCCCCAGTCCTAACTGTTTCTGTAATTATGTCAGTCCCTTTAGGATCCCGGACTTGAATAGATATGTCCTTTGTCGCCACCGGATACATGTTGGCCTCAACGGGAACGGCTGGAATAGCCTTTCCTTTACCCTCTACGGCCCCCGTTACTGAGTTGATGTTATTGGCCGATCCCATGATCGTAATGTTCCTGAAGCCAAATAAGCCACCAATGGGTACTCTTCCGATACCCTCAAACGGAACAACCTTATCTCCCGATGCACTTGAGGTACCATAATAGATATCTCTTACCTGGGGCTGTACCGGATATTTCCCTGATTGATCTTTTGCCGGCAGTCCTGTTCCGCCGGCTCCTCCTCCGGTTGATCCCATGCCGGACTCTTTCCTTTCCTTAGTGGGATATGCAGGGCCGTAGGTCTGAACAAGCCAGTCCTCCTTATTCATCACACCCTTGTCCGGGTCAGCCTCATACATCTTATCAACGGCATTTCTTACATTGGTTGGCGCGGCCTTATATGCTTTCATAATACCGGCCTTGGCTCTGGCCGGATCAACTCCCTGCCATGTAGTCTTCGTCCACTTCCCGGTAGTCTCGTCTACTATAAATCGCTTAACAGTTTCATCTGTCCCTGGCACAAACTTAGGGATAGCCGCTTGGAAATATTTGCCAGCATCAACCGGCCTTGCCTTCCCTACAATGAGTTCTTTTGAGGCCTGCGCCCTTCCAAGTATCCCATCTTCAGCCTCTTTCCATGCTTTGATCTTTTCATTTGTAGCTTGGATGTCGATATCCTGCTCCTCCTCTGGCTTGGCTTGTTCCTGCATTAGGATCTTTTCAACATCATCAATGGTTGCTTTTTCCCTCTGCCATACATCGTGTTTCTGTTTAAGATCGGCAAGTCTGGTCCGAAATGCCTTTGCGATCTTCTGCTCTGCCTGACTGCTCGGATCATATATATTAAATCCCTTGCTCCCAAGTTCGACATACTGGCTTTTGAGATCCTCCAGGTCTGAATAGATTTCCTCAAATCCTTTTTCGTCCTCCCATGCCTTGATATCAAGATCTATAAGTTTCTTTCCCTCCTCATAGTCCTTGGCCTTTTTCTGATTGATTGCTTCAGCATACTTTATCCGTTGCTGTTTGACGTTCTCAACCGCCTGTACCGGATCATATGAGGAAGGCCCGAAAAAAGGTGCCGCAACAAAAGCCGGATCTATCTTACCCTTTGCCATTTCAGTAGCTTTTATTTAATCCCGAACTTTGGAATATTAAGTTTCGTCTGTGAAGGCCATAATCCTGTCTGTACCGGACCGCGCCTTTCCCCTGTTTTGGTAAGTCCAGCGATAATCCTTGCGAGTTCAGATTCAGATACGGCCGGAGATCCTCCTTCTCCTCTTCCAAGTAATGCGGAGAGGATATCGTTCCCCCCAAGTGCAGATGTGGCAACTCCGGCAATATTTTTAATGCCAGCCATGATGTTTTGTCCTCCGGATTCCCTCAGCGCCTGCGCTGCTTGTGCCGCCTGGAGATATGGCATTTCTTTGTTCCAGTAGTCAACCCTTCTTTGCTCTTGGTATGCCGGCCCCTCAAGGACACTCATATAGTTTCCCTGGGCATTGTAGGCCTGTTCTGCGGCCTTTACGGCCATATCAGAATAAGCTTCCTGTCCTCCCCTGACCATGCGGTCAAGTGCGCCGTAGGCCTCTGCTCCACCACCCATTGCCGATGCTGCTCTTATTCCTGATGCGGTTGCACCGGCTATGCGGTTACGATAGATCTCTCCTCCCGGAATATCACGGTCAAGTGTTCGTGCATAAGAATATCCCAGAAGTTCCTTTATGGCCGGAGCCATTGTTGCCGTAGGCCGGGGATTCTCCCTCTCAAGCCTTGCGGCCTTCATCTCCTGCCCCATCCCCCAGATTCCCTGAACTGCGGATGTTGCGGCACCTATCAAACTTGCGATTGTTAATGGATCCATAATCTTACTTTTTATGCACTTCTTTCACTATCTGTTGATATAACTATGACAGAGAAGATGCGGACCTTCTCCTCATGCTCGTTAGTCCTTAACCGGACTAGGCAATACCTACCCCTCATTTCCCTTCCATTCATTGTTTGGTCATGTACGGATACAAAGCTACCAGGACTATTTTGATCTTTAAGTATTCGGCCATAATAAATTCCCTCTGATTTATTCCATATCGCAACATAGCTTTCCATAAGTTCAAATGATGCTTCTGCCGGGATTATAATAAATCGGGACAGGCAGTCAAGCTGATGGTCTGCATAAACTGCCAGGGAATTAAATACTTTATTCTTTGCCACATTTATGTTGCCGGCAAACTGTACATCAGCATAGGTAGGAACATTGGCCCACTCAAGCCAGTTCTGTCCTTCATCCTCATTCATGATGTATAGACGCTGTTTGTACATGTGCGCGAACCATTGCCCCAGGTGAACATAAGATTCAGTGATCTGATCAAGTCTGGATATCCATCGGCCGTTTGTTTCGCTGAAGATCGCTCCCCATACTGTTCCGTTGATATTCCATGTGACCCATACTTCATTATGCTCCACGTTAGCGCCTGTATTGACGAGCAATTTATCTGTACCCTCAAGCGCCTCAATCCAGTTTCGGAGATCCCTGAACCATCTCCTCATCTTATAGTCAGAGATAGCTATCTGTCCGTTCGGAGAAGATCTTATAAACTTGCCCTCATTATTGTCCCAGTAATACAAGTTGCGGTCATTGACCATTACACTGTCTGGATGCTGGCAACCAAAGTCTGTTTCAAGCGGACGGAATGTACCAAGAAGATTGTTGATTAGGCTATAGTCCCCTTCGCCTCCATCTGCGCTGAATGTCTGTACGCGCTGAAGATAGATACTCGACTCCTTATGTGTCTGCAGAACCTTTAGAGTAAAGCCAATCTCTCTCAATGCTGTGATATCACCATATCTCTGTGGAAGATCCATGAACTTTTCATAGGTAAACCAGGCAATGTTATTGATCCGGGTACCTTCGATAAGGAATCCTCCGTGCCTCAGCCTTTCTCCCAGAGTAACCTGCTGCTGCATGATGTCATAGAGGAATGGCCAACCCTGAGATGTTAATTTGGTAATGTCTCTCCACCAGTCACTAGGGAATGGACTCTCTGCCCAAAATGCCCAGAATGAGCCTGCCGGATCAACGGCTTCTGATACATAGCTTATGCGCTCATACTTCCATGAATCATTTGCGGTGTTATAAATCTCCGCAGGAGTAAGCGATCCTCCGGCCGAACTCAAAACCTGATCAACATCCCCCTTATGATACCGGTTTCCATTTTCATCAACACCAATCTCAAACGCCATCCCGGTTCCTTGATATACGGAAACTCCTATGCCCTTTTTCGGACGATATATCTCCGCGATGATATCAGTTTCTCCGTCGAAGGACGCCGGTCTTATTGCTGCTTGAACAATAAGCCAGTCACCTCCAATCTCCTCTGCAAGTTCGCTTGCTGCCGTTTCCTCGATCTCATAATCATAAACATGTCCTTCGTCGGTTGTATATACCGTTACTACTCCTCCAGCGTTCGTTATCGTACCAATGAGCCGTATCCGGTCGCCGTCTTCCCATACATAATCAGGCACTTTCCAACGCATGTTGTTTTCCCTGGTCCAGTTAAGGTTATCCTGGATGTTTATAGCAAACCTATCATCTCCCAGATCGTTTATGTCATTTATCCGGATCTGAAGCCAGTAGTCCATTGAGGCATTGCCGGCATAAACAATCTCGTATGCCTCTGCCCAAACGGGAGGAAGATGGTTCAGCTTAAATGTAACCGAAGCAATGGTATTCATAAGTATGGCCGGATCCTCGCAGTAGAATGGCAGATAGAAACTCATGTTCTTCGTGCGAAGAACCGAACATCTCCGGCCTATTTTATCCTTATAGACAATCCCGAAGTCATGTGTTGCTCCATATTTGAGGATTGGAAATTTCGTTGTAAGACCAAGATCTAGGCAGTAGGCCGTAACATTATACGGGAAGATCATCTCGTCTGTTATTACAGGCCACTCATTTGCCAATGTCCCACCCCAGTAGATCTTGCTGAGATTATAAAAATAGATCGTTAATGGATTTGGCCCTGCCACAAAACTACTCGGACCAAATACGGGAGATGCAGTTAGTGCTGCCTCCAGAGCAGTCTTTACATCCAGGCCGGTTTCCCCTGCCCCCACCTGGTATGAGACAGATCCTACTCCTTCTACATTTATGAAATAAAACGCATCTTCCCTGACATAATATGGGATTTGAATTAGATATACTCTCACTACTCTTATTTGAAGATTTAATCCCCCAGAGGTATTAAGAGGATGATCCCAGTCATAGTAATATATCCCGGAGATATACTTATCCACCAGCAACGGAATATTTGCAGCCTCAGTAGCAATGTCAGTATAATTCTTTTCGACTTCAACCCTCAATTCAACCGGATCATATCCTTCGGTAATATTTCCGAAAACAACTGCACTCCCGGACTTGCCGGACACAACCTCCATGTGCGCTGCCTTAATAGGCACATAGCTGAAAGGATTAGTAAATCCCTCCTCTGCAATGAACTCCTTTACCCGATCATTGTAGAAATTGATGTCAATATTTCGGTTATGTCCGTAAATCATCTTACGAAATATAAATTATTCCAAGTGCGTTCCAGTTGATTACAGTTGTCCCATTTGTCACAATCTGATTTGTCACAAAATCAATGACGCATCTGATTGGGGATGTTGCCGGGTTTCCAGTATTGCGGTAGATCACACCATAACGATAATTGAGAGTTGCGCCTGGCCCGATGCTTACATTGTTCGCATCAAGGAAGGCATTGTTCACGCTGATCGGATCATATCCCTGAAGTTTTCCTGCTAGCGGGACACCTCCAACCGGATATATGCCTCCGCTATCCACAACCTCATTCGCAGATACCTGGGATACATATTGATGCGTTGTGGCATTAGGAGTATATGCACTGGAGAGTAGCATGAGATACAGGTTCTCTGCTACCCATCCATCCACTATCTCCTTCTTTACAAATCTTGGTACAATGCTTGCCATATCTCTTTATTTTTATGTTGGTTTCGGATTCTCCCAGAGGTGAACTGTAACCACATCTCCGGGGGCTGATGCCACCAGCATGTGATCCCCGGTGTTACATAACAGGGTGTTATATACTGTAACAAATCCAGTCCCGTTTGAAACCCCATTTAATAGAAACTCATATTGCATATCGAATGCCACAAAGCCTCCATAATCCGGGTGCATTGGAAAGAACTGGAATGTTACATAGGTATATCCCGGCGTATTGCTCCCAGAGTTATTATTAACCTCAAGATCATGTACCTCTCCGGGAATAACCTCCACCTCAACACTAACCGGAGTAACGCCGGCGCGTTGCACTACCTCAAGAAAAAGTTCGTTCTCGTACGCAGAAGTATCGTATAGCCTTATCTGCCCACTCCTCTCTGCCCCAAAGTTTTCTGACGTTGGAAACAAGCCAAGCTGTACTCCGCTTCTAAATTCGGATCCATTTATAACGGCGGACATATCCGACATATCCACAATTCCTAACCAGGTGGGAATATTTTCTATAAAGAAACGATTGCCAACCGTTGAGTGAGTTATTGTTGTTGTCAAAATATAGAAATCAGTAAACTCAAACGATGCCCATTCAAAGTCTGTGTTCGTGGCCATCAAATACAGGTTTCTCTGGTTCCCGGCATTGGATGAAAGTGCAATCGGGATCTGTACTGCGTTTGAAACAATCTCTCCGGTAACGATCGGTAATGGAAGGGTTATCGTAAGCGTCAGCATTCCTACGTCATTTATAGGAGATGCTGAATATCGTTCCTCCTCAAGATCAAACTTGTCAATCTCTTCTACCAAAAACCATGTGAGAGTATCGGCACTACTGCGGCCAATGATCCGGATCTTCCGTACCTCCTCGCCTCCAGTATTTACTTGGATCTTGAGACAGTTATTTTTTGAGATGTCTTCGGTCTGCTGGCCTGTGGCAACCTCCTCCTCTCCATCTGGCATCGGAACTATGCTTGCCGGGGAATATGTACTCTCCCGGTAGTCCATATAAATGTAGTTGTATGCAAACTGAAATAATGTCTGGCGAAGGTTGTTCAGCCTCCTAGTATCATCCTGAAGATACGTTACAACTGGCGGCAGAAGCGGTGGCATAGGAGCAAAGTAGAAGTTCTCTATCTTGATCGAATAGTAAGCATCCTCTATCCTGCACAACTGCTGCCAATAACCGGTATATGCAAGCGGACTGAATCCAATGTTTGCGACAAGACAGCGATAAAAATGCTGATATTCTGCCACAATCTGATCCGGATAGTAATAGATGTCCTCTTCCCAGTCCTGGATGTTATTGTTCTGGTTGTATCCAATGCCATACAGAAAAGAGTTCTTCGCCCTCTTAATGTCAACCTGATAGATCGGATTAACATTATCGGTCCAGATAATCCTTCCGTAAACGACCCTGGCATTATATATTTTGTTCTTCGGATTAAATCCTATATCATTGTAGCGATCAAAGAGAACAACCGTCTGGACACGAGTATCAATATTGATTTCAATGATCCAAGCTGCATTAAAGAACGTATCGATATAGAATAGATACAGGCACCTTGTCTCCGGATCAATGCACTTGCCATTAAGAAGAATATTCGTGATGCTTGAATCATATACGGAGTTGACATGATCAGCGTCCTTTATAAGCCTAATGGAATAATAGTCGGTCTTCAGGACGGTTTCCTTCACCGCCTCGGCACTGTTATGATTGAATGATAATATGCGTCCTAATAATCCCATTCCTTATGGATTTGTCTGTACAATAACCCCAAGTGACATAAGAGTCGCTACTGCTATATTTGATGCTGCCGTGCGCGCAGCATTTGTTCCAAGAAGTGAAATTGACTTGTTTCCCGCCGGCCATACTTTTGTTGACAGGTCAATAAGAAGATTATCCACTTCAGTTGAACTTAATCCTCCAGGACCTATTGGAGCAACATTCAAATAATTCATTGCTGCCGGGAATGATCTTCCGGCCGTATATCCATCAACAACATTATATCCTGAGAGAGAAAACTGAGTAATGCTAACCGGAATAAACGACAGGTCGCCGGCAATAGTATTATATCCCCCAACCCCAAGAATCCTTATTACATTATTTGCATATAATGTAGCGTTCACTGTTCCACCGATGATGTTGTATCCATATATTGAAAATGAACTTATAGTAGCGGCCGGCAAGCTTTCAATGTTGCCATAGAGAGTATTCCATCCTGCAAGATGTACGCTGGTTAGACCTGTTGGAAAGTTTTGGATATCTCCAGTAATCGTATTAAAGCCAGACACAGAGAATGTTCGCATACTAGTCTTTAGGTTTGCGATATTCCCGGCAATAGCATTGTAGCCTGCAACGAAAAAATATGTGATGGTGGCCTTGATGTCAGCGATATCTCCAGTGATAGTATTTAGCCCAGCTATTATAAAGGTTCCCAGGCCGGTCTTTAGATCTGTGATATTTCCTTCAATGGTATTGTCTCCTCCGATGTAAAAGTATGTGACAGTAGATGGGATATCCGCAATATCTCCATAAATTGTGTTATGACCTTTAACACAGACTCTGGCAATCCCTACGCTTAGGTCTGCGAGATCTCCGTCGAGCGTATTTAATCCACCGATGTCAAGGCCAGTTACGTTTATTCCAACTCCCGAAATGTCACCATACAGGGTATTGTTACCGTGAATGTTTAAGTATTCTGCAGATACTGGAGCATTGCCGATGTCTCCGGTAATAGTGTTTGATCCGTAAACTCTAAAATCCAGTATGTTTGGAGGAAGGTCGGCAATATCCCCGTGTAATGTATTTCCGGATCCAAGTTCGAAGTATAACATTGAGTCTGGAATATCCGCAACATCTCCAGTTATATTTGCATTAGATCCAATGTCGAATAACTCACATGAACTGCCTATATCAGAAACATCTCCGGTAATAGCGGACCCACTAACAAGAGTTGCCCGTACGAGATTTGGGGAAAGATCGCTAAGGTCAGAGAATAGTGTAATTATTGGAGCATAAGCAACGCCAATGTCTATACAATTCGGGAAATACCAGTTTGAAGCATCAAGGCCTGGAGTATTTGCATCATAGGATCCTCCGGTAGATCGTCCCCATGCCGGGTTGGTTGAGCCAAGGCCGAGCGCATGTCCAAATCCGTATAATGACAATGCACTTGAAAATTGCATGGTTGAACTTCCGGATGGAGCTTTTATATAAATCGGCTGAAGCGTGCCGGTTGCATTAACAACTTTTGTTGTGGATTCATTAAGGGTGCCAGCAGCATCAGAGTAGAACCGCGCCGTTCCGTCAATGAATGTAAGCGTAAGTGGTTCCGTTACTCTCATGGACATCACCGCAACACCAGATCCATCACCCCTTGAAGTCACTGTCCATGATATCGGGAGATTGACTTCTATTACATTTGAATATGCACTTGTATAAACAGGATTATAAGCCGTGAGTCGATAAAAGTATTCATGTCCGATATCCAGTCCCGGAACATCATAAGTAAGCACGTTCCCTACATCAAGACTATTAAAGCCTGCAACAATATCCGTAAATGCAGCATCGGTAGCGACCGTCAACCTGTATCCGGTTGCCCCTGTCACTCCTTCCCAGTTTGCGGTAAATGACGTTTCTGTAATATTTGTAGCCGGTAGTGCTACCGGAGCATCAAGGGCCGTATATTGAGCAATGAGCCTTATGGCAATACATGTTTCGTCTGCCGTCAGGGATGCAGTAAGATCATCATTATCGTAGCTGAAGAGCATGTAGTAGGTTGTGCCGGCAGTTCCCGGTGTCCTGGTCCAGTAGAACCCATACTGACCAAGAAGGGCATATATGCCGCTGATATAATATCCGGTAGATCTTGCCTCAAAAGCATAGGTGTCAATGGCACCCGTATTTGGCGGATCCCAGCCGCCGGCAATGGCCTTTAAAATACCTCCGGCATCAGTTGAGTCTCCCACGAAGTCAATAAGCGCCTGCCAGTCAGCCAGCGATGGTACTATCCAGCCGGGATGTGCTGCTTCAACTGCATCAAAGAGGGAGGCCGGATACATCCCCCCATAAAGGATCCTGTTCCCTTCGTCATCATCATAGACAAAGCTGTCCGGAAGAGCAACTGTTACGTTCTTGGTCATCCATATTTGGGACCCAATAATGACGGCTTCATTGCCGGTTATAACTGTAATGATGTTTGATGGCGCGCTTGCTCCTATATCATTGTAGGCTTCAACATAATAGTAGTATGTCACGCCATCGGTCAGACCGGTTACGTTGTAGTGAGTGACGTTGCCTACATCAAGTCCGTCAAATCCAGGCACGGTTGATCCAAACAGAGGATCTGTGGATACTGTCAGGTAATAGCCGTCTGCCCCTACTGACGGATCCCACCATCCAAGGAAGAAGGTTTCCCCAATTACCGTCGGATCCAGTGCAACCGGTGGCTCCGGAGCGGCCTCATCAAGCATCCAGAAGCTCCCCTTGAATCCTAGAAGACTGAATACTAAATCGAACATTCCTCCGGGAAGCATTTGGAATCCATACAGATCTTCTGCCCCAGTATTCGGACTCTGCCAGTGTGGTGTATCAAACTCCTTCAATAACCCTCCGGCTAGCATTGCACCTCCCAAGAATGTCAGCAACTCATCAACATCGGCCTCGGTAGGCACTCTCCACCCGGCAGGAATAAGGAATGGATCGTGAAGGTGTTCGTGATGGTATAGGCCTCCGTAGATGGCTCTCTGGGCCTCATCATTATTATAAACTCGGCTTCCGGGATAAGCAATGTCCAGATTGCGCTTCATCCACACCTGGTTGCCTATCGTAACCTCTTCATAGCCGCTGTATATGAACTGGCCCCCGATGGCTCCTCCGTAGTAGGCTGCAGAAACATTGATTATAAGTTCAACTTCTCCCTGTAATGTCTCCATAATGCCAAAGCCCTGTTGCTCGTCGCTTGAGGCTATTCGCATATTCAGGGCATCAGTATATTCCCCAGGCTGAAGATCAGCCGGAGAATCATCCTTATTCATCCCTACATTGAACCTATGGAGATCCTTGCTCTGCATTATCTCTTCGGCGTTTGTCTTGAGGTCCCAAATAACATTTGCCTGTATTCTTCTGCGGTAAAGGTGTCTTGGAAGTCTCTGAGCATTGCAACGGCCTTGTCGTGGTTATCCTCCCGTCTCTGTTTCTCCGACATGGATACCCTTGGATCATTTTCGACCATCTGCCATAGAATGTATGTTCTCAATGCCGGTTCTGCCTCTCTGGGTATTGTTGTGGATCCAGTAAGATTTACTCCGGCAGAAATATATTCCAGGACTATGTAGTTGTCCGTAATGGTTCCAGTGAACACTAGTGTCCTTCTTTCCCTATCAAAGCGGTAGGAAGCCTCGCTGATGCCTCCCGGCATACCAAAAAGACCTCCGACAAACTGACCACAGCGAATGTGGTCTGAAAAATATACCAGAGACTCTGCATTGGTTGTGTCTGCCGCATCAGTATTGCTGAATGTTTCCAGTCCGTCTGTTGAAGTTCGTGGCAGAAGGATCTTGTCGTGTCTGGTCAACACCTTTAGCTTCCCATTGACCGGGATCCCTATCTTGAGCCAGTCAACAAAGTCTGCCGGCAGGGTTGCAATCTTGCTGTTTTGATTGAAGGGAAGATATACAACCTCAATGTTGTCCATGTGCCACAGATTTAATTCCGTGTACCCTTCAATGGCTATCTGCATAAGATGAAGATAGTCGCGCATGGTATAGTCCTTTATCCTGTTGAGGGTGGACATGACTATCTGCCTTATGCTGACTACCCCGGCTATTTTTGGTGTCTCTATGCTCATCTCTTACTGGTTTGGTCTGTTGGCGTTCAGATCATTGACTCCATCCTCCGGCAGCTTCGTTCTCAAAAACTCAACTGTCTGCTTTACAAGCATGTCTTCCTGTCCTGCCGGTATCGCAATATCATCATAATCCCCGACCTGATCAAGAGGAACAATCATTTTTATGTCAACATTTAATGGCGCCGCGTTATAGGCTATTGGAATCTTACCAACTTTCAAGATGTGTGAGGCTATCCCGGCACCGCTATCGTTCTGCTCAAGCCTGAAATAAGGTGTTGTATCAATGGAGTGAACATCAAGTTGACTGAATATCGCCAGAGCCGTGTTCTCCATGTATGCAAATGCGATTGTTTCACTTGCAGCCAAGGCGACCTGTCGGATCCCCATGTTGTTCGGAAGCTGCATTGGCGGATACGGGAGACGCAAGTTACCGCTGACGGCAGTAGCTGTCACAACCGGTTCCGTAAGCGCAATCCTGTATGTCCGGGTCCAGGCATCAAGCTGACTGTAATCACTGAACTTCTTGCCATTCATCCAGGTCAGATATACTGCCTGATTATATGCGACATTCAGCGCACTCTTAATGATCTCCGGATGAAACTGGGAGATCATATCGTCCGGCATATCGCTGGCTAGATGATCTGATACAAGTTCTACAAGATGGATCTTCTTCATTTCTTCTTGTTTTTACCCTGTGTCCATCCGCCGCCCTTCTTCCTCTTGATGCCAGTAGAAGAGGAGCAAATTGCATAGGCAGATGACTTACTTTTCCCTGACGCTTGCACCTTGCGTACACATCTCTCTAGTTTCTTTGGCATATCGCATATTTTTATATTCCCTGCTGCATCTTTGTATTCGCATACTGCACGATATCGGCCTCCCGGAGATTTACACCTAAATATTCAAGCATCATCCTTACCAGGTCAATATGTACATCCTCCGGCCACTCAAACTCCGTTGATGAAGCCGAATTATATGTTATGTACCCTTCGTACTGATTGTATTCAAAGACTGGTTCTACCGGCCACCGGTAGTATGTGAAATCCACCGCCGTTATCGTTACGGGATATATCTGGATCCCAGTGCTACGGACTACGGCTATCGGATTGGTTACTGTTGGCCTTTTTGTGTAGTTCCCTCTCCTGCCGGCGGCTTCTGTTTCCCGAAGAACTTCCACCTGTCGTGGAACAATGGTTACTACGCCATCAATGGTGACGCTATGGTTGTAAATGATCTGATCCCTGTGCGCGTAATCGGCAGGATATGGGAGTAATCCAACCGGACAGGGTGTATTCATTAGCGGTATCTTAAAATACCGAAGATCATCCTGGTTTTTCAGGGTGATCTCGGCATACTCAAGAGGAACCGGCCTTCCCGGTTGATACTCTTCAGGAAGGCCGTATTTCTCCTTAAACTTGTTTATGTTGACAACCTTGATGAGTTGTCTGAACCTTGCCGGTGTGACAATATTGCCTCCATAATCCTTGTTAAGGACTAGCTCAATGAGTTCATACATCTCAAACAGTGTCATCGCCTTTAGTATTGAATGATAACTTCTCCTCTATCAACATAAATCTTTCCAGACTTCAGCGGAATGTTTATTGTATCTCCGGACACAACCCTTCCTCTATTGTAAAAGATGGTCAGGCCTCCTTCATACACTCTTGCTCCCTGCTGCCAGTATGGGCCATTCTGTCTTACAAGTGGCATATCCTTGCCTGTTTCCCAATCAGCGTTTGCCGCTATCCCCATGTCAAATTCAGTTGGAGTACCCCATTCCATTCTCCATGAAGGAACAAAATCTACCGTATTTATAAAGTATGGGTTCATAATTTGAGAATGAGTGTCATATCCCATTGCCCTCCATTCGGCCAAAGTTTTGTAGCTTGCCCCTACCTGAAATCTAGGCTCTCCCTCTTCGCACCAGTATATGTTATAGTCGCACTCAAATCCCTGCAGACAGGCGGTATCCATTACATTGATGTTGATGATCCTTCGCTTGGTGTAGAAGATGTTGTTTTTGATCTTTACATATTTCGCATCCGCTACCGGATTATCGTTTTTGTAAACATCAATCAAACCCCTCCATGTGCCAATGCCAGGACTTGTATAGGTTGAATCCTCCGAATAGAAGGTATTGTTGTATATCCGGACTCCATTCATCCCTTTTACTACTACTCCTACTGCCGGCGGGTTGCGGATTATGTTATAGGCCACAACGCCCGTACTATCGGTCATGCCATCGGACTTGCGGATAATACCCATCGGGACATAATCAAGATAGTTGTACATTATCCTCGCATTGGCTTCATATCCGGTAAAAACTCCGTGAGTAATTGTATTGGCATCCTGGTCTCCTGTCCACACGAATTTATTGCCTATGATCAGGCTGTTTGGCAGGGTATTGACATACTGGGGATAGGTATTGTTCTCAACTCCAGCCTGAAGCATGTATCCGCCCGTATTGCAGGCCTCCATATAATTGTTCTTAAATACGAACGTGGCAAGCTGAGAGCGCGGAACTGATATGCCATTTACATTGGTGCAGGTCGTGTCAATAAATGTCTGGCCGATATACGACAAGTCAACCTGGGCCTTGAGAATTGCCGGGAGAAGGAGCAATATGACCAGGATCTTTCTCATTTTGTTACGAATGTATCATTCTTGCTGACGTAGGTAAATAATCGCTCTCTCCCGTTATCTCTCGGATATGACCATGTAAGCAGCATCTTTGTATTAAACTGGTCTATCGGTCTTAACTCAACGGGTATGCCGGCCGCCTCCCAGTCAAAGTTCGCATCAAAGAACGCCTCCTGCTCGGCAAGCATCTGTTCGGCCTGATCGTACATACTATTTATCACGTTCCAGTTATCGGCTATCAAATCGCCTGTCGGAGTTATTACCGGAGGTTTATCATCTTTGGCCGTTACCATGAAACTGATTTCTGAAAAGTTGCCGAAAACGTCTGTTGCTTTAATCTTGACTTCTACAGACTGATTTGCCGCGCTCAGGATGTATCCGGGAGCCGGGGTCTGAACAACAGAAGCAACTTCGCAGTTATCGGAAACCGTGACCTGTGTGACATAGTTTGGCAGAACCGCCTGACAGTTCTGATCAACGATGAGGTACTGAGGGGGGATCTGTCCAAGCATGCAAGTGCATGAACTTGCGACAAGTAGTACGGTAAGAAATAACAGAATCTTTTTCATCTTATTATCAGTTGAAATTTTTGTGGTAATAGAACTCGTAAAACATCCATTGCTTTGGTGCTTTCAATCACATCCAGGTTGCCATCATCATTAAGATCGAAGAATCGCAATCCAGGCATGATACATCCAAGCGTGTCCACTTTTCTCACGTTCCGCAAAATGGCTCTCTCCAAGAGAATCCTTTCTGCGGCAAAGTTGCCGGCATGAAACAGGATCCCGGACCGTCCCGGTACGTCTTTGACCAACCAACAGACTCCATGTTTCCGGTGCGTGATCCTTTCGCAATCATACGTTCCCGGAGGAATACATGAGATATTCTGATGGTTCTCCAGGTACGGGAGTTCCAGTGACTTGCACTGGAACACCATCGTATCCTCGTCAAAGACTGAAAGACATCCAGTCGTTTGCTTCTTGCCGTAACTCCGTGAGATAGTGACGAACATTGCTTTTATTTTCTTGGAGATACAAATCCTCGCACTCTGGTAACATTATGCTCCGGGGCAAAGAATGTCGCTCCGAGATATGTGAACGCTGAAGATAGTACCACTTTCCATGCAATAGACCAAAGAATTACACCATCGATAAGATACATTCCTACGGATTGGAGTATTCCCGTTCCCAGGGCAATAAGGAGGCCTGACGCCAGGTTAATCCAGCTTATTGCGCCCACCGGAGAGTCGGAATGAAGGACCGCGATAAGGTTCTTGCCGGAATAGGTAAGAATTGTACTGACTGCCGTGACTGCCAAAAGAAGATAGTCAATCGGCTGCTGACTGAACGCTGCCACGATCACTGTGACCAGGGCCATGAAAAGACCTTTGAAAAACTGCTGTGTTGTCATAGCTTTTTGTTTTGGTTTCTACAAATTTATGAATTTTATTGAAAGACAATTCTATCCATGTATTCTTCGTTTCCCTCAAATAGCGGTGTTTGCTTAAATGTCTTCGACGGGAGATACATCCGGATTTGATCAAACCACTTCCTGTATGTGAGATCCGGGCGAAGAGTAGTCATCTCATGGTATGTGAAGATCCCGTATCCGGTGCCATTTATTTCAGCCTCCTCGCTGACCTCGTTCTCCGAACAACCTGAGAATACCATGTGTTTCATGTCGGCATGACTACGCCTTTTGATATGCCTGCGAATTGCATATTCCTTCTTCGGAGGCATGAATCGTGGCGTAGTGAAATTTCTGGTACTGGTACCGGAATAGCAACAATCCAGGGAGAACAAAACAATGACTCCTTCGGGAATTAGCTTAACCAGTTCTGCAGTCTCATCATCGCTGAAGTGACCATCCATGTATAAGGTTTCATCGAAGCCATCAATCTCGTCGCTGTTGAGGTCCTTGATATAAGATCCGTGACCAGAGTATTTGATATAGATTATATCTCCTGGCTGAGAATTAAGAAAAGCATAGGTCAGTTGTTCCCGAAAATTCTTTCGCGTCACTTTCTCATTTGAGAACATCCGGAACTGAAATCCATACGGTTCAAGTTTGGTTCGGGCTAACTGGATGTCATTTACGCAAAAACTCAACTTGTTTGTTCCATAGTGCGTATTGTTCTTCCCGAACAGAAGCGCCACCTTATTGTGGTGCGGCCAGACTATTGATTTTTTCCCCCAGCACATAGTTTTATATTTTATTCCAGATTGCATTTATAAGTTTTTTGAAGCCTACCACCTCCATTATGAACTCGGCAATTCCCATTGCTATGAAAAAGAGACCTACAACCACATACCAACGCCTCTTTGCCCAGTCCATAGTCTTCTGAAGCTTCTCGTACTTATTCTTATGAGCGTAAAACTCCTTAATGACCTTTCCTCTCTCTTCATGCTTTCGATATAGGTCCGCAACAGATCCGTTCAGTGTTGCGAGATGATCTGTTTGAGTTTTGAGATGAAGGTGTGTTACCTCCGCATTGGCGTCAATATTTTCCTGAACGCCCTTGATGCTATTCTTGATAAGATCATGAAGATCCTTGTGTGATTCCGTATTAGCATCCTGTATCGCTCGAATGGCGGCTAGGAGTACCTGGCACTCATTTGAGTTGACTTGCTCTTTTGATGGGTCCATGTCATTTTTAAAAATAGATTCATAGTATTGCAGTTATCACTCCCAAGATTATTGCAGATGCTGTGTATATCCTTATGCGATAAATCGGAATGTCTGACAAATATGCCCTATCCATCTTGCTGAATTGATTACGATATCTGATCCAGTCATAAAGGGCAACGACTGCAAGTGCAGCTACACCTCCGCTCCAGGTCAGAGTTATGTCGGCCATCTCCGCAGTCCCCCAATGAAGAAAATAATCTCCGGCCTCTTTTGCCACGCCAGCGGCTATTGCAACTCCTATTGCAGTTATAACTAGCCAGTCAGGTCTTCGTGCGGCCTCCGGCTTCTTAAACATCAGGATTATAAAACTTATTATAAACCCTGCAATAAAATGTAATATTAAGTCGTTCATGTCGTTTATTCGCGACTACACTAAAGTTTTTTCCACCCAGCAGGGTAAGCTGTTGGGGACCAGCTATTATTATCAATCAAGCTCTCATATACCGGATCAGTTA